TCGCGGCTGGGATAAAGGTTATATTTCTCATATCCACACTGACGTTCCGACCATGAAGAGTGTTTCTGAAAATGCGCGTTCTCAGGGCGGTTGGCGTGCGATGGCACCCGACCGTGAGCAGCATGCGGCTCGCTGCATGGGTGATCTTGACCCTAGTGACGTTGACACATCTGTCCGCTTTTCCGTTGCTCCTTGCGACGGTAAAGAGCGGGCCGTGACTGTCATGTCGTCGACTGCGCAGATTTTGAAACCTCTTCATAAAGTGCTTTATGACCAGATTTCTGAACAGGACTGGTGTCTTCGTGGCGACGCCAAGGCCAAGTCTTTTTCAACATTTCACCGCGTTCCTGGGGAGGTTTTTGTCTCCGGGGATTACGAGTCCGCTACTGACCATCTGCCTGTTACAGTGGCAGAGGTCATCCTTCAGGTCGCCTCTGAGAGCTCCCGGTTTGTTCCGGAGGCTGTCTGGGAGGTTGCTAAGAAGTTTCTTCGGCCGGACATCGTTTATCCTGACGGAGTGACCGCCCGGGCCACGAGGCAACTCATGGGTTCTCTCCTTTGTTTCCCCCTGCTTTGTCTGCAGAATTACCTGGCTTTCCGCTGGGTTTTTCCGGCAACTACCCCCGTCAAGATTAACGGGGATGACATTGTCTTCAGGGCTGGGCGGGATCAGTACGAGCGCTGGGCTGGCTTTGTTGCCAGTGTCGGCCTTCGACTGTCCGCAGGAAAGACATCCGTGAGCTCAACTTTTTTCTCTCTCAATTCCACTTTTTTTCGAGCGACTGAGAAGTACGTCCGACTGGTTCCTGTCGTTCGTTTCTCATCGCTGTCGTCGTCAAAGTGTACTTTTCCTAACTCTCTCCGGGGCGCCCATTTGGCGTTCTTGAGAGGGTTTAAGGGCGAGTTAAGAGAGGCGTTGAGTGCCTTGTGGCTGAAGGTCCGCGGTGGATTGATTAGGAAATCTGGAAGGAGTGTGGTTCGGGGGCTGGGTATTTTAGCGACAGATAAAGCATTGAAGTCCTCTGGTCTTTGGTACCGAGAGCTTTGGTACTTGAATTCTGTTCCGACCGACCGTTTCGGGAGGGAGCTTGCGCTTCCTCAGCCGCCGACGAAGTTGGAAGGGAAAGTTAAGATACCCCCGGGTTGGCGAAGGGTGTCTGCGCGCGAGGCGCGTGGGAGGCTTAATGAGGAGAC